ATCCAAAAAGCAGGAGCGCAAGGACATTGACGGCATGACCACCCGTGAAACGTTCGACTATCTTCGGAAACTGGACGCAGATATGCGGGGGACGATTGACGGATGCTTCGGTACTCCTGTCTGCGAGCCGTTGTTTGGCAGTACAAGCGTGTATGCCAGTGCGGACGGGATGCCCCTGTGGATGAATTTAATGCTTGCCATTATCGACGAGTTCGATGATGGAATTAAGCGGGAAAAGGCGTTCCACAGCGAAAAACTGGCGAAATATACAAAGAAGTACAGCCGATGATGTACGAACTTCCGACATCTGTCAACGTATGCGGAACAGATTATGATATTGAGACGGATTTTCGGGCGATTCTGGATATATTCGGCGTTCTGGAAGACCCGGATTTGACAGGCGATGAAAAGGGAATTGGGATGTTGGGAATCTTCTATAAGGGTTTCCGGGATATGCCCGTGGAGCATTTCAGCGATGCCGTTCAAAAATGCTACTGGTTTATCAACGGTGGCAGTGACGAAAGATGCAAAAGCGCCACGAAACTGATGGACTGGGAGAAGGACTTTCCGATTCTGATTGCCCCGGTAAACCGCATTGCCGGGACGGAAGTCCGCTCCATGCCGTATTTGCACTGGTGGACATTTCTTTCATATTACATGGAAATCGGGGATTGCTTCTTTGCACAGATCGTGCGGATACGGGATTTGAAGGCGAAAGGAAAACTGAAAGACAAAGCGGATAAGGACTTCTACCGGCGAAACAGGGACGCTGTGGATATAAAGACGCAGTATTCCAATACGGAGAACGATATTATTAAGGCGTGGACATAAAAACCGCCCTCTCCTGAGGGCGGTTAAATCCAGGCCTTATTTCAAAAATTGACCGTTTGCATCGCGGAATCCACCAAATGCAATTGAAAAAATATCAACGATCCAGCCAATACCAAAAACGCCACCTGTGAGTAAGTATAGTATGCCAGTTCCGGTTTTTCCAACGTAAAAACGGTGAATCCCTATTCCTCCGAGGAAAATGCAAAGGAGAAGTGCTGTAACCTTGCTCTTTTGACTTAAGACAGGCATAGAAGCGACATTTGCATTGTTGTTCTGGATAATGATTGTTGGTTGACTTGCTGGCTGCCTGATGCCCGAAAATCCGCAATATTGGCATGGCATTTCAGCGATCTCTTTTCCGCAATTCTGGCAAAACATGAATACCCCTCCTTAACAATTCCACGCCGCTATTTTCCACTTATGGGAAATAGCGTTGTGTTAACAATTTCATAATATCATACCCGTAATTAAAATGCAAGTAGGTGTTTATATGCAAAATCCTGACGGTTCGATTGTTTTTAGCACTGAGATCGATAATAAAAAAGCGCAAGCAGAGCTTGAAAAACTGGAAAAGAAGATTTCTGCACTGGAAAGCAAGGCAAGTCAAGCGGAAGCGAAGAAAATGCCGTTGGAAGAACAGGCGAATTCCTTGGGCGCGGCGCTGGATGATGCGAAGCAGAAACTTGAAGCATTAAAATCCAGCAGTGCATCTTCTGGGGCAATTAGTAACCAAGCGGAGACGGTCAATTCTTTGCAGTACCAGTGGGATCAAGTTAACAACAAGATAGACAAGTATAATCTCGATATAGAAAAAGCCAATGGCGATATTGGCATAGCAAAAGATCGGGCGGGGGAACTCGCCGCTGAACTCGCTACCGCTGGCCATAATTCCGAAAAGATGAACAACGGCGTCAAGAAAGCGGCGAAAAGCGCAAAGGGCTTTGCAAGCCGCCTGAAATCCGTCGTTACATCTGCACTTGTGTTCACGGTAATTACACAAGCACTTTCAAAATTCCGGGACTGGATTGGGAATGTAATCAAGGTCAGCCCGGAAGCAACGGCGGCTATTGCGAAGCTCAAGGGCGCTTTGCTTACGCTGGTGCAGCCGTTGGTGAACATCATCATTCCGGCGTTCACAAAGTTCGTAAATATCATTGCGGCGATAATCAGCAAAATCGCCAGCGTGTTTGCGGTGCTGACAGGCTCAACCGTGGAATCGTCCCGGGCGGCGGCAAAAGCACTGAATCAGCAGACCTCCGCGCTGAACGGCACGGGCGCAGCGGCAAAAGAAGCGAAAAAGCAGCTTCTCGGTTTCGATGAAATCAACCAGCTTACAGAAGACACATCTGGCGGCGGTGGTGGCGGCTCGGGTACGATTGCGCCTGATTTTTCAGCGCAAGAATTTGATAGCACATTCTTAGATACGATTTTAGAAAAGGTCGGCAAAATCGCGGCGGATGTTTGGGCAATCATAGAAGATGTCAGGAATTTTGTAACTGACTTTCTTTCCGGGGAATGGGGGGATGCAATAGATGATCTCGTTTCGTTCTGTGGGAACGTCAGGAATTTAATCGTAGATCTTCTTGAATTTGTGGATTACATAGTTGGGATGGGGATAGATTCGATCATCGAGAAATTTGGTTTGGCCGAAACTCCCATCGGGGATATGCTTGAATCCATAAAAGGGATGTTCCATGACGCGTCTGAGTTTATTATTGCACTGCTCAACGGTGATCTTGATGGTATGAAAGAATCTCTGGATTCGTTCTTCGAACATTACAAGAATTTCGGTTTGTCGCTGCTTGACTTTGCTAATCAAGGAATTAACAGCCTACTGGACTGGATTGATAAGGCGACCAATGGACGATTCAAAAATGAAATTGCAACGATCAGACAGTTCATTAACGGCCTGGTTGATTCCGTGAAGCAAATATTCGGCGGCCTAATTGATTTCATTTCCGGAATGTTCACAGGGAACTGGGAAAAGGCCTGGAATGGAATCATGAATATTTTTGCAGGGGCCTGGAATGGCGTTATCTCTATTCTGGAGGGCGCGGTTAACAAGATTATGGATGGGGTCAGAGCCGTTGTCAATGAAACAATCAGACTATTAAACCTTATCCCTGGTGTAAATATTTCCGTCAAGGGCGTGGATTGGGGTCGAGTTTCGTTTGGCGCGATAAAGGCGCCCCGCCTTGCTCAGGGCGCAGTTATTCCTCCAAACCGGGAGTTTATGGCCGTCCTCGGAGATCAGACGCACGGGACAAACATTGAAGCCCCTCTGGAAACCATTAAACAGGCTGTTGCGGAGGTGCTTTCGCAGAACGGTTCCGGCGAGGAAATCACGATCAAGTTCACCGGCGACCTTGCGACGCTTGCGCGGGTGCTGACACCTGAGATCACCCGTCAGCAGCGCCGGACACAGCGGGCATTGGGGGGTTAGTATGGCAAAACCATATTTCAAAATCAACGGTGTGGACATCCTCCACCTCACTCAGGAGGGCGGCATAAAGTGGCAGCGCAACGATGTGGAAAGCCCCAACGCTGGGCGAACCATGGACGCTACCATGCACCGTGGCCGGGTGGCGCAGAAATACCGGGCTGATATTACGTGCATGGATATGAACCGCGCGGAAGAGCTTGCGCTTATGGCTCTGATAAATCCGGAGTTTGTCACAGTGGAAACGAACCTACACCCGCTATACGAGAGCCAGACGGCGCAATATTATTCCAACAACGTTCCCGCTTCGATCTCCTACGTTGACCCCGATACCGGGGAATCGGTATGGACGGGTATCTCCTTCCCGCTGATCGAGCAGTAAGGAGGCAATATGCAGAAAACATCTGCTCTGTATAGAAAAATCCTTGCGGGCATCCACACGAAGGAAACGCGGGTTTCTATCGGCGATACGGGCTTTCTTGTGGACAAACGGGGAAATGGAATCACGTTCGGCGGCACCCGCATTCTGGTTGGGGCTTCCGGCGCGGATGCCGGATACGGGATGAACATCCTCGCGTCGGTAGAAACTACCGGCGCGATTTTCGATGGGAACGAGCCGACCGTCGGGAATGTAATAAGCCGGGAGTGCGACATTAAAATGCTGAAACCCTCCGGGAACATTGAAGGAATGTCCCGGATTGCGGTTTATGTAAGGCTTGTCAGCGGTAACGGCGAATGCTCCGAGTGGCTCCCGCAGGGCGTATTTTATGCGGATTCCATCGACCAGGACGCTGACGAGGACGATGTGCAGTGGCTTAAAATCCACGGCTACGACGCTATTCTGTTCGCAGAGCAGGATTACCCAGCAGACAGCAAATTGACATGGCCGGCAACGGATATAGACGTTGTGCGGGAGATTGCCCAGGCAATGGGCGTGACGGTAGACCCGAGGACGGCGGAGATTATGCGCAACGCCTATCCTGTCCAGTACAATCCGGAATATACTTGCCGGGAATATCTTGGATATATCGCCGCCATGTACGCCGGGTGCTTTCTCATGAGCGAATCGGGGGAATTGCTTCTGGTATGCTTCTGGAATATCCCAAAAGAAACCCGCTACCTGATCGATACCCACGGCTACGCCATTACGTTTGGAGGTGACAGGATCGTTGTCTGACGTGATCAATGTCCGAAAATCGCTTTCGTCGCTGGAAAAGCAAGACACTTTCAACGGATATTCAAAAGTCGTTGTTGTCGTGTCAGATGAAATGGAATACTCAGCCGGAACCAACAGTGGGCGAACACTTACTCTGGACTGCCCGTGGGGTACACAAAAAATGGCTGAGGATATTCTATCGAGAATCCAAGGCTTTCAATACCAGCCGTATACCGCCGATGGCGCACATATCGACCCGGCGGCGGAGATCGGAGACGGATTTGCCGCCGGAAACTTATACAGCGGGATATACTCCAAAAACGTTTCCCACGGGGCACTGTACACGGCGAATGTATCCGCACCCGGCGGCGAAAAAATCAATTATAAGTACGAGTACAAAACACCCACGCAGCGCAAAATTGAACGCCACTATTCCGAAATGAAGTCCACGTTCAAGGTTCAGGCCGACCAGATTTCCGCAGAAGTCTCTGCCCGTATCGAACAGGGGAACGAACTCACCTCACGGCTGGACATTCAGAGTGACCAGATTTCCGCGCGGGTGACCAAAACCGGCGGTAGTAGTTCGTCCTTCGGCTGGGAGCTGCTTGACGATTCCTGGACGGTCAAGGCCAACAATACCACGGTGTTCCAGATCACCAAGTCCGGCGCAGAAGTCCGTGGAAAGATCACCGCCTTAAGCGGCAAAATCGGCGGTTTCGACATCCAATCGGACTACCTAAGCTATAACAATCAGGTCTGGAACGGCACCAACAGCCGGGGTATTTACATTGGTGTCAACGGCATTCAGTGCGGCTCTGAGGCTAACGGCGTGCAGATTACGCCGACCGGGAATCTGTACGCTGAGAATGGATATTTCCGGGGAAGCGTCAGTGCTGGAAGAATTGACTACGGCGGTGACGATGGGTACCTTGACGGGTCAGGTCTTGCCAGTCACAGTGTCTACGGCTCGGAAATCGGCTACAACACCATATCAACGGCTTACACCAGCGGAGGTATCAATACATCGCTCGGGTATGCGGATTTTGCAAATGGTGTGTTCAATGGTTGGAATACCGCAAGCTACGTTGATGCGTCCGTGCTATTCGCGTCGAGCTTCTATTTCAAAGACGAAGAGGTGGCTTGGCGAACAATTAAGGACGGAAACGGATTATCACAAACTGTATTAGTGAGGGCTTAAGTATGGAAAAACTGAAAACCGCAACAGGCAAAGAATTCGACTGCGATTATTTCAACCCTTTTCCACAGGCGGGGCAGATAAACATCCGTATTCTCGGGGAATCCCTGGCGACGATTGCCACGGTATTTGCAAATCCCGCGGAGACGGTGCAAATGTGGTGGGAAGGGCAGTACGCCGCCCAATATACGAAGATAATCGCTATCGTACCGGAAACCGGCGCGGTACGTGTGGTGCTGGGAAAGGAGTAAAAATGAACCCTGTAATGAAACTTAGGGCAGTCCTGAATACCCTTGAGGGCATTCAGGTCGCAGGACGGGAAAACTGGGACAGGATGCTGGGAAGTATGCAGGCCATTGAAGAAGTGGTGCAGGTGCTGTCTGCGCCTCCTGCGCCCGAAAAAGAGACTGACGTTGAGGAGGGATGACTTATCGCAGATAAAGCAATATCCGAGCTGATTGCCGCTGAACAGATAAAAGCTGCTGACCTTTTCGTCCTGGAACAGGACAGCGCGGCAAAGAAGCTGACGGGACAAATTCTGCTGAACTGGCTGACCGCCGCCGCTGACGGCCATGGCGGTATCAGCAGCATCGTGAAGCATTCCACCAGCGGCCTTACGGATACATACCGTATCACCATGGCGGACACCACTACCTTTGACTTCACCGTAAAAAACGGTCGGGGCATTTCAACCATTGCCAAAGTCTCCGTCAGCGGGCTGGTAGACACGTACCGTATTACCTATAACGATAATACCACCAGCACGTTTACCATCACGAACGGCGCAAAGGGCGATAAGGGAAACAATGCCTACGTCTGGATTCGGTACGCGTCTCAGAAGCCCACGGCAGCTTCTCATAGTTTCGGCGTACTGCCGGACAATTGGATGGGCGTATACAGCGGCAACGCCTTGATCGCCCCTACCGATTGGCAGCAATACCAATGGTTCGAGATCAAAGGCGAGAAAGGCGATACCGGGAATCCGGCAACGCTCAACAATTCTGCAATCAGCTACCAGACGAGCGATTCCGGCACGGTCGTTCCGTCCGGAACATGGTCAAACACGATCCCGACGGTGGCGCAGGGCAAGTATCTGTGGACAAGGGTCACGCTTGCGTTCAATACCGGCAACGCCGTCACCTTTTACTCCGTCTCCCGTATGGGCTTGGATGGCACCGGTGCTGTATCCAAAGTGTGCGGCAAAGAACCTAACTCCAATGGCAACGTTGAGCTAGAAGCTGAAAATGTTGGGGCATTGCCTAGTGCTGGCGGTTTAATGACCGGAAATATTGTCATGAACTCCCATCAAATCAAAGCATTAGGTGCGCCCACGGACAGCGCTGATGCTGCAACCAAGGGGTACGTGGATACGGCGTTAAGTAATGCCAAAACGATTGCAAGGACTGCAACGTTAACTGCTGCCGGTTGGTCTGCCAGCGCCCCGTATACCCAGTCTGTTACGGTCTCCGGTCTGACGGATACAAAACGTGCGATGGCTTATCCAGTGTACGGGAGCAACACGGCCACCAATCTTGCGCTGAAAGAGGCGTGCGGTATGGTGAGCTTCGCTTCCCGGTCAGGCAGCGTGCTGACGTTTACCTGCCTTGAGGACAAGCCCACGGTGAATATTCCGATTACGGTGGAGGTGTACGTATGAGTATTGCAGTGCCTTTATATGGATTTGGAGGCAGTGGCGGAAGCCCCAACAAATCCATCATTATTGTAGCAGCTCCTACAGGCTCTACCGTAACCTGTAAAATGGGGTCAACCACAAAAACAGCTTCCGAGAAAAATGGTACGTGGACGTTTAGCGGTCTGGACATTGGTACATGGACTATTACTGCTACAAAGGGCAGCAGTATCGCAACCCAAGACGTCGACATTACTCGTTTAACTGTAGAGTATGTCACAATAACGTACTTCTCAGCTACAATCAACGTCACTTACCCTGCGGGATCAACTTGTACGTGCAGTGATGGAACTACAACCCTTACTGCTCCAAACACCAGTGGTTCGTGGACATGCATAGTCTATAATGCAGGAACTTGGACGGCGACAGCTACGGATGGGGATAAGTCGAAAAGTGCCGATGTCGTGATAACCACTGACGGCCAGACCGAGAGTGTCACGTTGCTATATATCACTTATCTGTTCAAGGATGGGGAAACTTACGATTCACTGACCGGCGGGTGGCAAGGAACGGTTAATGCTGAAAAGCAAGCACTACAGCTTATTGTCCAAGCGGGAAAATCACAAAATGTGCATACGAAAAGCAAGGTTGATATGACTGATTACAGCACCATATCCGTTAAGACCGACGCAAATATTCGTAACGTTTCTCTTGTATTGATTATTGAGGATTCCTACGCAGCAAGTAAGCCGGTGGCAAAGGCAGAGCTCGATACCGCCTCGGATGAAGTAAGCCTCGATATATCCAACATCACCGGTAGCCACTTCATCCGGCTCTATTCGTACTCTGAAAAAGGCGGCAGCCGGTACGTCTACGAAGTCTCTATGCAGTAGGGGGTGTAACGCTTGAAAACAATTTATATTGGCTCAGAATTTAAGTGCTACGTCACCTCTGGCGAAGGGCGGACACAGGTAGAAACAGACGCATTCGACGGTAAGTGCGACACCTACGTTGAGGGCTACCGCTTCATCCCGGCGGGGCAGACATGGACACGTGCTGATGGCGTGGTGTTCACCGGTGAGATGATCGCCCCGTGGAAGCCGTGGGCGGAATTGGACGCTGCACAGCGGGAGTATGAGCGGGAGCAGTACGCCGCCCTATTATCGAAACTATCGGAGGTATACGAAAATGCTGACACCTGATGAAATCATCGCCTTCGCAAAGGCAGATAGAGAAACTTGCCGCGTTGTTTCGGCGGCGGGAATCACCATTGACCCGGAACCCAGTGCCCCGCCCAGCAGACCGGGCTATAACTGGATTCCCAAGCAGATTTCCGCTGGCGGCGCAATTATGTGGGTGGAAAGCGAGTACGATTCCACGATGCCGGGAACAAAGGAAACGCCGATTCCGTATACTTCCGGGCTGACGGTTCGACCCAACTACTTTTACATACTGGATGGTGTGCGCAAGGTATGGACGGGCGAGGCCACAGGCTCCCCCGCGTGGGATGATGAGCGTTTCACCGAAATGTAAGGCGGTGACGGCATGAAGATTGCAGAAGTAAAAGTCGCCAAGACAACTTGCGAGACGACGCGCCTTGTGCCGATTCCCAAGGGTATTGTGGGCGCTACCGTTTCCATCGAATACACGGATTCCGCATGGGACGGCCTACAGAAAACTGTGGTATTCCGGAGCGCCGTGACAAAGGATGTGCTGGACGTTGGAAGTGAAGTTGCCATTCCGGCGGAGGTAGTCAGCCGCGCGGGCGTGAACCTCTACATGGGTGTGTACGGCGTGGACGCTGCGAACAATGTAGTCATCCCCACCATCTGGACGGAACTCGGCCTTGTGAATGGCGCGGCGGCTCCATCCGGAGACAGCTCCACCGACCCGTCCTTGCCGGTCTGGGCGCAGATTCAGGCAGCGATAGGAAATCTGGATGATCTGGATACCGTCGCGAAATCAAGCCTTGTAGCGGCTGTAAATGAGGCGCTGACAAGGGGCGGTGGAGAGGTTGACCCGGCAACGGTACAGAAGATTGTAGACGACTATCTGAAAGCCAATCCACCCGCTGCGGGCAAGGACGGCATCACCCCCACCATCGGTAGCAACGGCAACTGGTACATAGGCGATATCGACACCGGAAAGCCCAGCAGGGGCGAGAACGGTGCAGTCCCTGATATCCAGATCGGCACGGTCACGACCCTTCCGGCGGGAAGCGATGCAACTGCCAGCATTGGCGGCACGGCAGAGAATCCGCTGCTTAATCTTGGTATCCCAAAGGGCGCGGACGGGCAGGGCGGCGGCTCTGGCAACTGGGAAAAGATAGCAGAAATCATCATCCCCGACGACGCGGAAGAAAGCAATTCGCTGACTATCAATAAGGATCTCAACGGGCAGCCCTTTTCCCTCCTGAAAGCGAGGCTCTGCAGTAAGTTCCCCAAGTATACCGGCGGGAGTACCATTCCGAACATCACGTTTGCCATGCTCAACGGGATAAACTCCGGTAATCCCAGCCCGGCAGTTTATACTTCCCTTTGGCCTAAGGTCGGAACTGACCGTCTGGTGGGAGCCGTCTATGAGGTGGATGTTTCCGGGGTACAGGTGATAGAAAGCGCATTGCGTTCAACCGGCGCCGGATGGGGTGAGAACATGGGCATGTATGGCAGTTCCACTAGCACCTACGTGAAGTATTTCACGGATTCGCTCTGGGCGAAGCCAATTACCTCCATCGGCGGAACCGGTATGCTGATTTATCCCGGCTGTAAATTCGTTCTTTACGGCGTGCGGGCGTAAGGAGGACGGCCATGAACATGTGTGAAAATGGAGTGATTCGCCCAATGTCCCCGGAGGAAATCGCGGAGCTGGAACGGGCAATAGCCGAGGCACCGGAACCGGAACCAACGCCGGAAGACCGCATTGCAGAGCTGGAAGCACAGAATCAGGAGCTTACCGAATTTCTGGAACAGATGGCGCAGATTTATGATAGCAGGGAGGATGCAGAATGACGATTACACAAATTCAGTGCTTGCTCACCTATCTGGGCTATTCTCCCGGCACGATTGACGGCATTGAGGGCAGGAATACCCAAGCGGCTATTCAGGCGTTTCAGTCCGACTACGGGCTTGCCGTGGACGGGATACCGGGGGCGGCTACCCAGAAAATGCTCATCGGCGCTATCGCCGGGACGGCGGTAAAGGTGGAGAAGCCGGAGAGCAGCGACGCGCCGAAAACCGGGACGTTCTGGGACGGTATCCAGCATTTCACCCGGGAGGAATTCCGGTGCCAGTGCGGCGGGAAATACTGCAACGGCTTCCCAGCAGAACCCGCAGAGGAAACCGTCCGCATGGCGGATGAGATACGCCGTCGGGCTGGGGTTCCCCTGAATGTGAATTCCGGTGTTCGGTGCAAGCAGCACAACGCCGAGGTGGGTGGGGTATCCAACTCCCTGCACACCACGGGACAGGCCGTAGACCTCTCGGGGGCTATCTCCCCGGAGAAGCTGTATGCCATAGCCCAGGAGGTGCAGGCCGAGAAAATCCCCGGGCGGGGCGGTCTGGGGCTGTACGGATGGGGGATTCACGAGGACAACGGGAAGTACAGCCGGTGGAACGGCTGAGAAACAGGAGGACAACCATTTGAGCGAATGGATCAAAACCGCTATTACCATTCTGCTGGCGTTCGTGGGTTCGGCGGGCTTCTGGGGATTCTTGGAGGCCCGCCGGAAGAAGAACGATGCGAACACCCGGCTGCTGGTGGGAATGGCCCACGACCGTATCATTTACCTGGGGATGAAGTACATCGAACGTGGATACATCACCAAAGACGAATATGAAAACCTCAATGACTACTTATACGAACCATACGCCGCCGCTGGCGGGAATGGCTCTGCAAAAAGAGTTATGGAGGAAGTGCGCAAAATACCGTTGCATAATTAAGGAGGAAAACAAAATGATTAACTGGATTGTACGTATCAAAAACAAGAACTTCTGGCTGGCCGCGATTCCCGCGCTGCTTCTGCTGGTGCAGACGGTAGCCGCCCTGTTCGGCTTTACGCTGGACTTGGGCGAAATCGGCGATAAGCTGCTGGCCGTGGTGAACGCCGTGTTTGCCCTGCTGGTGATTCTGGGCGTGGTGAATGATCCTACCACCGCCGGTATCGCTGACAGCAAACAGGCAAGAACCTACATTTCTCCCAAGGAGGACTGATGTGATAAGTGGATAAAGTCCCGTGGAATCGGGTGATTCTGGATGAATTTTGTTCTCTGGCGATTCTCACGCCGTTGGAGGAAAAGATCATCCGCACCCGAGCCGCCGGATGGAGCCGTGTACAGCAGTGCCACGCTTACGGCATGTCCCTTGCCACATTAGATAGGTACATTAGGAAGTTGAAAAACTCCTATAACAGTGTGCAGGAGTATAGCTACATACTCCCGAAAAACATAGACTTCTGATAGCTTTTTGAAGGATATGTGATTGTAAGTCGGTAGGGAAACGAGAGTTTCCCTACCGATTTTTTTGTTATTTTATAGATAGAAGGTGGCCACCTCCTAATATTTTGAAGGAGGACTTCTATATGTCTCTAAATTTCACTGCTGCTGACCGCGTGGGCGGTATCGGCGGCTACATCGGCGGCATTTCCACCCTGCTGGGCATGGCGAACGGTGGCATTTTCGGCGGCAACTGCTCCGAGGGTGACCACGTTGTGAACCGGTATGAAGCAGGACAGGCGGCTGAGATCGCGGCGCTCAAGTCCGATATCAAGCTGCGAGACGCCAACACCTACACTGACCAGAAGATACTGGACATGTACCAGTATCTGGATGGCCGTCTGCGTGGCGTTGAGGGGCAGATTTCCGCTCAGGCGGTTGTCAATGCCCAGATCACTGCAAACCTCAGCTGTATGCAGAACACCCTGAACACGCTGTCCGGGCTGACCAAGACCGTGATTCCCATTGGGAATGTGTGCCCTGAACCGATGCCCGCAAAGAACAGCTGGACTGCGCCCACTGCTGCCGCTGCTGGCTAATCCAAACGGGGCGGCAATCGCCGCCCCAACAATAATCGGAGGTAACTATGGTTTCAAAAGAACGTTTTGTAAACGGGGCGCTTCGGTATGTGGAGCAAGAGGTTCTTCCCCACTTTCCGGAAATGAAAGCCGTCGTTGTCGCCGGGGTGGTAGCCCTGTACGCCAAGAGAACGCCGCAGATTTTTGAAAGGCTGGAAAGCATTCCCGCCGTCAAAATGCTGAGCGTGTTGGAGGACGGAAACATCGACGAGGACGCGCTTTACAACGCATTTGCCCCGCAGATTCGGAAACCGCTGGAATTTGACATCCCGTTTGTCGGCAAGCTGTCCTTTGACCGGGCAGAGGTTGACAAGCTTCTGAGATACATAAAGGAGGCGTAAGCCATGAAAGAAATCAAACTGCTGATGGAGCACATTGAGGACGAGCTGGAGGACGCGCACACCTACGCAGAGCTGGCCGTGGAATACAAGCACGACGACCCGGAGCTGGCAGACCTGTTTTACAGGCTGAGCGGGGAGGAAATGAACCACATGAACGCCCTGCACAAGGCCGTTGTTTCCCACATCGAGGAATACCGCAAGCAGAAGGGCGAACCGCCTGCGGCCATGATGGCCGTCTATGAGTACCTGCACAAGCGGGATATTGAGCGGGCGGAGAACGTCGGAGTGGTGCAGGGGATGTATAAAAAATAAAGAAACACGCCCTACCAATCAAGGCAGGGCGTGTCTTTTGGTTTGGATGAAAACCATTCCCACAACGGTAATTGTGTTCGGATTTGCGTCCAATGGAGCAGGTTGCGTCCTAAAATCCGAACACGGTACTTTTTCGGAAATGGGCACGCGATATGTCCTCGCGGGAATTTGCGTCAGCCGGTAGGCGTATATAAGTTTAAGGAATCCCGGCTCGTCATCGTAAACGGTGACGGAATTTACCAGCATATCAATAAGCATGGCTTTCTGGGTTTCCAGCGGAACCGCATTTTCTCTTACCGCTTTCAAATAAACCACGACAGATTCCTTTGTGAGCGGAACCACACCACGCTCTTCATCGGATAGTTGGGTAGCCAGCCCCTTTTTCTGGGCTTCCAATTCGGCAAGTCTTTCCACAATAGCGTCCGGCGCAACGGAAGCGCATTCAAGCGCTTTCGTCAGGTTGCGGATTTTATTTTCAATTTCAGAGATTTTTTTGCGTATGACCGGAATCTGCGTATTCTTCTGAATGTCTTCCTCTGACTGCTGGGCGGCTACCTCTGCCACAAATTCGATAATTTCGTCTGTCAGTACGTCCAAAGCGTCCTGAGCTACCACATCTTCCAGCCAGTCCTTCGGGACTGGCTTTTTTTCGCAGCTGTTATGATGTTTGCGGGTCGCGCAGGAGTAATAATTGTACATTTTCCCGGATTTCCCGCGCCCGCACTCACCTGTCATTGGAGCGCCGCAGTGACCGCAGAAAATCTTCCCAGCAAGGAGATACGCTACTTTTGCTTTTCCACGGGCGGGGGCAGCTTCGTTGTCCTTCAAGCGGGATTGAACGGCAATCCACGCATCGTCGGCAATAATTCGCGGGATGATGCCCTCCCGCCGCATTTCCTTGTACTTATATACGCCTATATATTTCTCGTTCCGGAAAATGTTTTTGAAACTGCTTTTGTTGAATTCTGCGCCGCTTGCTGTCCTGTAACCTCTGGCGTTGAAGTCTGCACAGATCGAGGCGGCTGTTTCCCCGTCACCATAGCGGGAAAACGCCTCCTTTACCAAAGGGGCTGTTAGGGGGTCGATAACGTACTTTTTATTTTCAATCTTATATCCCAGTGGGATTTGACCGCCCAAACAATTTCCCTTGATGGCGGATTCCCGCATTCCACGGGTTATTTTTTGGGACAGCTCCAAAGAATAATACTCTGCCATGCCTTCCAGCAGGGCTTCCAGAATCACGCCCTCCGGGTTCTTGGAAATGCCCTCTTTCGCGGATTCCACGTTGCAGCCGTTCTTACGGAGCCGCATGCGGGCAATGGCGCTGTCTTCCCTGTTCCGGGCAAATCTGTCCAGCTTGTAAACCAAAACGGTTTTCCATGACGATCTGGCGCTGTCAGAAAGCATCTGCTGGAACGCTGGACGCTTGTCCATGCTTGCGTGGGCGGAAATCGCCCGGTCAACATAAATGGCGGCGACCCGGTAGCTGTGGTGCTTGCAATAGGCTATCAGCTCCCGGAGCTGCCCTTCGATGGACTGCTCTGTCTGCCGGTCGGAACTGTAGCGCATATACAGGCAGCAGACCGCTTCGCAGTCCGAGGAAAGAACGGAGGGGTTATCCGCAAACTGCTGTCTTTCCTCCAGTGTAAGAGCCGATAGATCAATTGGTATTGTTTGCATCGTGTTTCCCCCTTTCTGTGTTTCGTTTTATCACAGTTCGGACGATATACAGGCATGTTCCGATAATGGAAAAGGCCGCGACATAAACGATCGGCGCGGTGTGGCCGGACTGGAACAGGCCAAGGTTCGGGTTTCGCATATCCAGAAAGACATATCCCATAAGGAAGATGCCGAACAGAACCGCAAACCCTGCGGCTCCATAAGTCACATGCTTCCAGTTATCCCGGACAGCGGATATTTCTTTATCCATCATGTGGCTGCGTTCTTCCAGCCGGGAGATAGCGTTATCTTTTTCCGAGATAAGTTCTTCCTTGTGTGAAATTTCGGTTTTCAGCCGTTCGATTTCCGCACTCTGGTCTTGCTTCGGCGGGGACAGCTCCATCAGCTCATCCAGGGACAGACCAAGGTCAATGGCAATGGCGGTCACATCATAGATACTTGGACCCGTCAGGTGGCCGGAGAAAAACTTTTTAACCATGGATTCACTTAGCCCTGTGCTGTCGATAATCTGCTGATTGGTTTTGTGCTGTTCCTCCTTTGCCCATTTCATCTTTGTGGGCAGATTATCACAAATTGTCGATATTTGTTGTATTATTTTCCGTTTTTCCATTTGCTGATCGCCCTTTCCGAAAAAAATCCTGCGAATTACGCTGAAAACGACTGAATTACTCGGATGCACCTTTACGTCACCACCGGCTGAACAGTATTATCATACTAGCCAAAGGTAAGGGACACACCATTCCGGCGGCGAGCCCCGTCACCTTGTGGCACGGGTGGCGGGGCAATTCAAAAAATTTTTTGAAAACCCCTAATTAGTCCGTTTTATTGGACAGATAGTATGTTATAACTAGCACGCAAGCCGAACATGCGTTCGAGAATGATAAAAAGTAAAGGAGCGGTAGAAATGACAGCGGACGAAAAGGGCTTTATCAGCGTTTACCGGACATTAACAGATGAAAACAAACGGAGGCTTCTGCGCTTCTTTTCTGATCTGCTGTCCAAACGGCCACCACTTGATAAAACCGCAGATTGTGGTATAATAAGTGATGAAACCAACGAAAAACCATCTTTGGAGGCGTAAAATATGAGCAAACCTGTAGTTTCTATGGAAGAAATCATTGAGGCTATCAAGGAGGGTGTCAGGTCTGCGAATTTGCTCATTCGTGGTACTGACGAAGAAGTGCCTTTGTTGAAGCAAGAGAAATCTTCACAATCAGAGAAATGTCATCCTGTGAAAGAGTGATCCTATCGTTCCAAGATTCACTTGTGAATTTCAAAATGTCCTTTAGAACATCCTCGTTGTGCATAGACGCATACAACATAAATCCGTCATAATCTAATTTCATGCTATTTACCTCCGTTCTGTTTGTCTTTTAGGGAGAGAGCATAGGCGTACAATTCCCCCTTTTCCTCTGTAGATAAAGAGCGGTACATCCGAAGAATATTTTCCTCCCCGATGTCGATAGGCATCGGGGCTTTTTCTTTTTCTTCCTGGGCTTCCTCGGAGAAGTATGAGACGGGTACGCCGAAGTAGTCGGCTAACTGTGCGACATAGGTGTCACTCGGCTTGCGACCGGCTTTCCAGTTGGACACTGTTTGCTTTGGAATGCCTGCCTCGATGCCAGCTCTGGACGGCTTCAATCCTTTCTCTTTGCAAAGGTTTACAAAATTATTGTAAAAATTCACATAGTCAATCTTCATTTTTTGTACAGTCCTCCAAACATTGACTTTTGAGACTTTTGGTGTTGACATTTGGGACTTATGGGACTATACTAACGTCATGAACACCGATTCCAAAAAGGGTGCAGAAAATCACGGGGTATGAAATCCGAGTTTTCGGAAATTCAAACTCCGGCGAGTAGCGGATGGTTTATTGTTTCGGCAAATTCAGTATACCATGCGCTACTCAGATTTTCAAGTCTTTTGTGGAAAAAATGTTCAAAGAAATTGACTGCGGCGGAAAGAAAAATTCACCCGTGGTTTGGTCACGAGTGAATTTTCCCCAAATTTATTTGCCGAAATGCGCTGCGTTGGAAGCCCGTATTCCTAAACGGCGAGAAACCCTAGATTCCCGCTTTACTTTCAACAGCAGACCAAACCTGCGTCCTTGACGCACCGTTTCACTTTGGCAGTTTCGGTTCTGCCCCTCGCCCTAACGCATCACGCCACCTTCGTGGTTCGGTACTGGCGGTAACAAAAGTTTGTTGGACATAAAGTACCTCCTCACTCTTTATTTGCCGCAACGGGCTATGGGCATTATAGCGAACCTTTCCGCCGCAGTCAACCAAACAAACATTTTTTTACTTAAGGAGGAGGGACAAATGGATGGCAAAACTGAACCTCCCGCAGTCTTACGGGGAGCGGGAGAAACTGGCAAAGTATATCCGGAAGACGCTGAACACCTACAATCTTCGGAACAACTGGCTGATTCAGCAGCTTCGGAACGAGGGCTTCATCATCTCCGCGACATCCCTGTGCGACGCGCTGGCAGTTCGGTGCATGACACCGAAGACGGACGAGTTTCTGGCCAGAGCGGAGCAGATTTGCAAGCTGTACGAGCAGAGCTGCTTCGGTCAAACGCGATCCGGGAGCTTGGGAAACGGGTCAGAGCGTTCATGAAAGAGCAGCCGGACATCTACGAGCGGATTTACCGCGAGACATACGGCAGAGCGCCGAATTTTTGAAAGGAGTTATTTATGGCATACAAAGTGGGGGATAAGGTGCGGATTGTGAGCAAGAGGCCGCAGCGGTGCTGGAACCCTTATATGGACAAGCATCTGGGAAAGACCATGACGATCATAAAATCCGGAATCAACGCTGAAGGAGTTTACTATTGCATGGAGGAGGATCGCGACGATTTTCTTGGGCATTGGTGCTGGTACGAAGACATGATCGCTGGTCTTGCGGAGCCTGAGCGGGAACTCTGCACCGTGGAACTCCGCTTTGACGGGATGATTACCACGGCCACGCTGAAACGTGGCGGGCGGGACGTGAAGACCGCAGAAGTCCGGTGCAATCCGAAGGATACCTACAGCAGAGCGGAGGACGCAAGGGTCGCCGTTGAGCGGCTGTTTGAGAAGAAGCGCAAGGAGGATAAGCCCAAAGAGAGCAAGCGTGAACAGGGCAAGCCCAAGGTTGGAGACAAGTTTGTGGTTGTACAGAAACGCTATATCCCGCATCATGGCTTTGCAATAGGGGATATTGTTACGCTGGAAGCAATAGGCACCGTGAATAATATCTATTGTCTCGGGAAGATATCTCAGTATGTGGATGCCGGGGATTTGAAGCCTTACAAGGAGAACTCCAAATGATGCCGAACGAGGTTGCCCAGCTTCGCACCATGGCGGAGATGAACCGCCGGTTGCGCCGGGAAAATGACCGGCTGCGGGAATCCCTTTTGCTGGAATCGAAGGAAAGCAAGGCGTTTGACGACGAGAACGTGGAGCTTTTCGATGTAGTCCACAAGAACCATAAGGTCAGGGGGTGAGGATATGGCAAGCAGAAGCAAACCCATGGATGCCCGGTGGGAGCCGGTGCCGGAGAACCGGAAGCCGTTCAATATTAGGGAATGCACTTTCCGGGTGCTTCCCTATGCGGGGCTGAATCTGGTGCTTTTCTGGTGGCAGCAGGCGGATTTGCTGGCAGACAAGGCGGCAGTCCCCGCAATGTGGGTGTGCGCTATCCTGATGGGCGCTGGTATCGGACGGTGCATCAGAGGGCGATAAAAAGCCGCCCCCGATGTTACAGCACCGGGGACGGCAAGCGATATAAAAAATCTCTACCATTTACAGTATATCAAATGGAGAAAGGAAAGTCAATGGACGTTTTTGATAGCATGGAGCCGTGGCGGCAGGCTGAACAGTTGGCGGCGGATGCCGACTCCCGGGAAGCGGTACTCCCGAAGTGTGCCAGGTGCGGATATCCCATCACAGGCAGCAAACTGGTATATATCCCGGCGCATGATGAGTTCTACTGCCTGAATTGCATAGATTCCATGACGGAGTTCAACGAGGAAGCAGAGGTGGAGGAATAATGGAGGACGGAATCATCATAAGCGAATCGGAAAGATTCGAGGATATCTACATTAGGCCGTACAATCGAGTCAATGTTCCGGCTGTCAGTTTCCCGGATGGTAAGAGGCGCATTGCCTACATTAACGCCCTTGCTACAAAGTTTTGGAACGGCGAAAACACTGTTGGGATAAAAGTAAGCGAGAACTACGTCGTTTTTATTCCGCAAAAAATTGGTAGAACATTAAAAATAAACAAAGTTGGTGGGGGCTTTTATATCAGCACAGGTAGCTTAGGCGGAATTGTTCCCCCCGGGGCAAAATACCGGGCATATCCGTACAAAGGCGGTATCGCTATAAAACGGTTTGAGCCGTTGCGGGAGGATGAAGAATGATACGGAAAATCCCAACCGCGACCATGAGCAAAGAGGAATGGACAGCGCTGCGCTCTACCACCATTGGTGGTTCGGATGCCGCCGCCATTCTGGGTCTGAACCCCTACAAGTCACCGTATGCCCTGTGGGCGGAGAAAACCGGTAAGGTCATCCCGGAGGATATTTCCCAGAAAGAGGCGGTACGCCTTGGCACGGACTTGGAGGAATACGTAGCAAAGCGGTTTACCGAAGCTACCGGGAAAAAGGTGCGCCGGGAGAACTACACCGTATTCCGGGACGATATGCCCTACGCCCACGCAAACTACGACCGGCTGGTCATCGGTGAACGGGCAGGATTAGAGATCAAGACCACGAATGCGCTCCACTTGAGCAAATTCAAGAACGGCGAGTTCCCGGCTACTTACTACGCGCAGTGCTGCCATTACCTTCTTGTGTCCGGCCTTGATCGCTGGTATCTGGCGGTTCTGGTTCTGGGCATTGACTTCAAAGTGTTCGTCATCGAGCGGGACGAAGCAGAGCTGGAAGCCCTGAAAGAGGCGGAGGAAAGCTTCTGGGATAACGTCCAGAGCGAAACGCCCCCGGCTATTGACGGCATGGATTCCACCATTGACGCCCTGAACGCAGAGTTCCCGGTCAGCGATCCGGACACCGAAATGGATTTGACCGGCTGCGCCGTTGATTTGGCGATCATGGACGAATGCAGCCAGCAGATCAAGGCGCTGGAAGAAAAGAAAGCAACCGCTCAGGCGCGTATCATGGAGGCCATGGGAACCGCCGAGCGGGGCGGATACGGGAGCTACAGCGTCACATGGAAGACGCAGAAGCGCTCCACATTCGATAGAAAGAAGTGGGAGAAAGACCACGGAGAAATCCCGCAGAACTATTTCAAATCTTCGGAAAGCAGAACTTTTCGGTTCAAAAAGGAGGCGTAAAGTATGGGAAAATATACACACGGGAAATCAAACACGAGATTGTACGGAATCTGGACGGGCATGAAGACTAGGTGCTATGACAAGAGGTGCGATAAGTATTACAGGTACGGAGCAAGGGGGATTTCGCTTTGCGATGACTGGGCGAGAGACTTTTCCGCTTTCTATGACTGGGCGGTTGCTAACGGATACTCCGACAATCTGACGATTGACCGTATCGATAACGACGGGAATTACTGCCCAGAGAATTGCCGATGGATAACAGCTGCTGAGCAAGCGGCGAACAAATCTACTAACCACCGTGTTTCGCACGCTGGTCAGACCCACACTATCGCTGAATGGGCAAGAATTACGGGGTTAGACAGAGCGCTTTTAAAGGATAGAATTGTCCGCTATGGGTGGGAACCAGAAAGGGCGCTTACTACTCCGGCAAGGCCACATAAAAAATACGAATATGCCAACAGGAGGGCAATTTAATGGCAAACATAATTCAGAATCAGGTACAGAAGCAAACACCCGCTGCGGCTGCTCAGCAGTCCATCGGCGCAATGCTCAACACATTCCTCGACCGGGACGGTATGCGGAAACGCTTTGACGAGCTGCTTGGCAAGCGCGCCCCCCAGTTTGTTTCTTCCATCGTCTCGATGGTGAATGCGGATAAGAATATGCAGCAGGCATTTATGGAAAGTCCCATGACCGTTATCCAGTCCGCATTGAAGGCTGCAACGTTTGACCTGCCCATCGACCAGAACTTGGGATATGCCTATATCGTCCCATTCAAGAACTACAAGAAGGACACCGGAACAAAAAAGACGGAGGCGACCTTCATTCTTGGCTGGAAGGGTATGCACCAGTTGGCGCTTCGCACCGGCGCATACAAGACCATCAACGTGGTGGATATCCGCAAGGGTGAGCTGAAAAGCTACAATCGCCTGACAGAAGAAGTTGTGGTTGACTTCATCGAGGATGAAGCAGAGCGGGAGAAATTGCCGGTTATCGGCTATGTCGGCTACTATCGACTTGTGAACGGCGCGGAGAAGACCATTTACATGAGCAAGGCGGCCATTGAAGCCCACGAGCGGAAGTTCCGCAAGGGCGAGTATCAGGGAAAGGGCTGGCGTGATGATTGGGACGCCATGGCGCGGAAAACCGTATACCGTCAGCTCATTGGTAAGTGGGGCGTTATGTCCATCGATTATCAGACCCGCGACGAAGGGAAGCAGCTGGCCGATGTTATGGCGGATGATTCCAAAGCGGAAGACGGGCTGATCGGCATTATTGATACCGATATTGTGGCCGATCAGGCCACCGGCGAGGTCATCCCTCAGGAGGTACCGGAGAATGCTTAACACCATCACCATTGCCGGACGCATGGTGCGAGACCCGGAGCTTCGCAGAACCAATTCCGGCAAGGCTGCTACCAGCTTCACCTTGGCGGTTGACCGGGATTTCAAGAACCAGCAGACCGGCGAGAAAGAAGTGGATTTCCTAGGCTGCACCGCCTTTGGAGCCGCCGGGGAGAACGCCGCCAAGTATTTCCGCAAAGGCCAGATGGCCATAGTAACGGGCAGATTGCAAATCCGGCAGTATACCGACAAGAACGGTCAGAAGCGCCGTCATGCGGAGATTCTTGTGAGCAATGTCTATTTCTACGGAAGCAAGGAAAGCGGCACTCAGGCCAGCTCTGGGGCTGACAACGGATACAGCGCACCGGCGTATCAGACTCCCGCCCCTGCGACGAACTTCGTAGAGTTGGAAGACGACGACGCACAATTGCCGTTCTAGGCCGGAAAAATCAATCTTTCCCCAAAAAGATTGACAGTATAGTTTGCATTTTCCCTTGGCGGTGGGAGGTGAAACCGCCAACTCCAAAGGAAGGAGCGAAAACGTGACGATTGAATTTACGATTCCCGGCGTTCCGCAAGGGAAGGAGCGCCCCCGCTTTACCCAGAACGGTGCGACATACACCCCAAAGAAAACGAAGGACTATGAAAAGCTGGTGGCATGGGCATACCAGTGCGAAGCCCACGGGGCAAAGTTCACCGGCACTATCCGGGTTGACATTGCGGCAATCTACCCCGTTCCCCATTCGTGGAGCAAGCGCAAGCAGGCCGAAGCGATTGACAATCAGATTCTACCAATGGTGAAGCCCGACTGGGACAACATAGGCAAGATCGTGTGTGATGCCCTGAACGGGATCGCCTACAAGGATGATGCAGTTATCACAGACGCCACAGTCTGCAAGAGGTACGGCACCCGCCCATGCGTGGCGGTTCGCCTCACCGGAGAGGAGGTACCCCGTGACACAGTGTGAGCGTATCCTGCGGCATTTGCAAGACTATGGGAGTATCACCCAGGCCGAGGCTGTTACCGAGTACGGCTGTTACCGGCTTGGCGCAAGGATCTGGGATTTGAAAGCTCAGGGCGTTCCCATCAAGAGCGAAACCGTCACCGGGAAAAACCGGTACGGGGAGCGGACGTGCTTTGCACGGTACTCCATCATTAAAGAGGATTAGATAATGGCGATTGAATATTTCTGCGCTTATCACAGTTATCTGGACAGTATGGAGGAACTGAATGACACGGAGAGGGGGAGGCTTTTCACGGCTTGCCTAATATACAGCAAGACGGGCGAAGCACCGCAACTCCGTGGTAATGAAAGATTCGTATTTCCAACTTTGAAAGCACAGATAGACCGAGATAAGGCAACATACGACAGCCGGTGTAAGAAAAACTCCGATAACATCCGAAAACGATGGAATACGGACGTATACGACGGCGAACAACCGTGTACGAATGATACCAAGACAAAGGAAAAGGAAAAGACAAAGACAAAGGAAAAGGCAAAGGATAATATACCTCCTTCGGAGGTTTGCGGCGAGCTGCCGAGCAGCCCCCCGCCTGCGGCGGTGCTTCCGCTGGTTGACGGCACGGATTTTGAGATTTCCGTGGAGATGGTTGCCGAGTTGTCCGGCCTGTATCCCGCCGTGGATGTAGCTCAGCAGTTGCGGAGTATGCGTGGCTGGCTTTTGGCAAATCCCAAAAACAGGAAAACAAAAGCTGGGATCATGCGATTTGTCAACTCCTGGCTCTCCAGGGAGCAGAATTCGGCTAGACCTGCGGCAAACCAGAAGCCGGGCGGCTACACCAGCGGCGTTGACCGTCTGGCGGAGATGTACAGGGAGGAATTTGGAAATGGATAAACAGGAAGCGTACCAGATTCTCACGCTTTTACAGGCAAATTATCCCGATTCTTTCCGGGGGATGTCCAAAGAGGCGGCAAACGTAAAAGTCAATCTTTGGGCCGACATGTTCGCCGAAGAGCCATTTGAGGCCGTTGCCGCCGCTGCAAAGGCGTACATAGCGACGGATACCGGCGGCTTTATGCCCACCATCGGTCAGCTGAAAGATATGCTTCATCGGATGCAGTCGCCCCAGCAGATGACCCAGATGGAGGCATGGGGGTTGGTTGCAAAGGCCTTGCAAAACAGCATGTACGGTGCTGCGGAAGAATTTCAAAAACTCCCTACGGCGGTACAGCGGACGGTGGGAAGCCCCGCCCAGCTCAAGGAATGGGCGCTGATGGACGCAGAAACGGTGCAGTCGGTTGTTGCATCGAATTTCCAGAGATCGTTCCAAGTGTGCCAGAAGCGGGAGGACGACTACCAGAAGCTCCCCGGAGCGGTAAAGCACTTTATCGCCGAGCTGGCCGGGAAGATGGAATTTGAAAAGCTACCGGAAGGCGGTGGAGTATGAAAAACGAAGTAGGCGGGGAAAAGGAACGCCCCGGCCAGTACATCGATTCGGAAAGCCCCTTTTGCAGAAATTGCACGCGGGACGATTGCCCCACTAACGGGGACGGCTGCAAGGCGTGGGAAGAATATTTCGTAGC